CAGATGAAATTAAAAAGCTTATTGAACGACGCGATCCCTCTCAAGAATACCAAATGCTTATGCAAATGTATCCTGATGTTGTTGCCTGGGCTCGTCAAGACAAGGAGATTCCAGTCTCTGATGTGATCATGCAACAGATCAAGTTTAAAACCAATCCGTGGAGTGAGCATGGTACTCCTATTCTTCTTCGTGCTTTCCGCATGCTTATGCTTGAGGAATCTCTTAATGCAGCCCAAGACGCTATCGCGGACCGTTTGTACTCTCCTCTTATCCTTGCCACTCTGGGTCTCCCCGACGTAGACCAAGACGGTCCATGGATTCCGGACGCTACTGAATTGCAATCATTGCGCAACGACCTTGCTATGGCCATTAACAGTGACTTCCGTTTGATGACATATCATCATGGTTTGACTATTCAAAATGCATTTGGTCGTGAAAGCATGCCACGCTTGGATGCAGACTTTATGCGAGTACAGACCAACGTCATGGGTGTATTTGGTATTGGTGCAGATTTGATTCAGGGCGGACAAGGTGGTACTTATGCAAGTGGTGCGCTCAACCGTGAGCTAATCACCCAAATGCTCAGCACCTACCAGCACAAAATTGAAAGATTTATTCGTAAGCGTATGGAGCCAGTGGCTGAGCGCCAAGGACATTATGAAATGCGCAATATTGGCGGTCAAATGATTCCAATCATGGAAACAGTATTGATGGTTGATGAAGAAACGGGTGCTGAATACATTGAAAAGCGTCCTAAATTAGCTATTCCTGAAGTGCGCTTCCGCAGCATGAACTTGCGTGATGAAACAGTTGAACGTGGTTTCTTACAAAATTTAATGGCTGCAGGTTTCCCAATTTCATTGGGCACACTAGCTGTTAATATCCCAATTGATTTTGATGACGAGATTGAAACTCGTCGTGAAGAAAAAGTCAAAACAGTAATTGCTGAACAAGAGTTTAAACGTGAATTGTTTCAACAGCTATTGGTGCAACAATTGCCAATCCCACCTGAATACATTCAAGAGTACCAGGCCTACCTTGCAATGCTAGAAAACCCTGCACTGGCTGCACAACTGGCCCCAGGGGCTATTTCTGGTCTTGTTACGCCGCCGTCTGCTCCCAATATGACTGGCGTGCCGACACAGCATAGTGATGCTGCTATTGGAGCGCAGATCTCACCACTTGTCAACCAAATGGCTGCACAACAACAAACACAACGTGGAACAGAGAGGCAACGTCCTTCTGAATCTTACGAACAAAAGAAAGATCAACCTAAACCTAGCAAAAAAGGTCCAAAGAATGGTCCTCAAAAGAACAAGAAAAAGGCTAGTGCTGATGATGAAGACCTGACAACTAGTTTTGGTGAGGGTTTTAATCCATTGCAAGAGCGTGTTGAATACGGTGGTCGTATGAAATTTGCTACACCAATGGAAAGTCGTAAGCGTCGTCGTATGAAATTGGCTACAGGCATGAAAGTAAACATAGACAATGATTATGAAAAATTTGATGAAGAAGAATTTAAATTACACCTTGCAGCGCTTATAGAAGCAAGTGATGAATCTTTTATTCCAACACCAACTAACCTAGACAAGCATAGCAGTGGTGAAGGTGGAATGGATCAGCCAGCACGCATACAAACTAACCCAGAAGAAAAGGGCGTAGGACATGAGCCAATTGTTTAATGATAGCAACCCAAATATTTTACCCAAAGTGTCTTTTAATAAGCACAGCTTTTTAGACATTGTAAGCCCACTTGTTAAAATTGATATTATCAAGGAAGGCGAAGGTAAAATTGCTCGTAATGCTGGCAAACTAGACCTTACCAATAGTATTTATGAAAAATTGGATGAGGATGACTAATGCTAGCTTCTACTTTTTTCAATTCCAGTAATACATGGTTTGGCTATATTGCTAATTTTTTCTTTGCTGCCACTGCATTCGGTGCAGTTGGTAGAATGCTTTACAAAATAATTACCAAGCACTATGACAATAGAGTCAATGAAGTGCGTGATGAAATGAATGTTCATTTCAAAGAAATTATCGGTCAGTACAAACCTAATGGTGGTAGTAGCGGTAAGGACCAGTGGAACCGTATGGAATCTAAGGTGGATCACCTTATGGGTATTGAAACTCAAGTTGATAAGCTAAGTCAGTCTATTGACCGTCACCTTGGGTATCACGAAGGATTGCGCGCCGCACACGACGAAGAAGAATAATTATGCGTACGATTAAAAAGGTAAGTCATTGGGACTTTCACCCACACGTACGCAGCGGTGACCAACGAACACTTGGAGAAAAATGTGCTGATATTATGCGTCGTTCTATGGGCAGTTGGCCTTTTGTCCTTGGCTTCTGTGCCATTATGGCGTGGTGGATGTGGTATAACAATACAACGCATCATCCTTTTGATGCTTATCCTTTCATCCTGCTCAATCTCTGTCTGTCTACTCTCGCTGGCCTTCAAGGCGCTATCCTCCTTATAGCTGCTAAGCGGGCAGATCGTATCCAAGCAGAGCTTGCTGCTTACCACCTACAGGTAAGCGAAGACCACCAGATAATGTTAGAGCAATTAAAAGAAATGTTATCCAAATAAAAATTCATTGTTAAGAAACATTACAACGATGTAAAACTTAATCTATTATAGCAAAGGTTACGAATATGATTAAATTTGGCGCTCCCACTGTAACTTTAATGGGTAGAAGCGCGCTGTCTACTATTAATTCTAATGTACAACCTATTGAATTGCATCATGTTAAACTAGAAGATTTTTCTAATTTTAAACCTGAAAAGGGTTTTGTTTATGTTGCTAGCCGTGCAATCAGCTCTCGTGTAAATGCCAACTATGATGGATGGCCTGTAGACCAAATTAAAAAAAGCTACAAATCATTTGTTGGTCGTCCAATCTATGTAGAACACAACAATAGCGATCCAGATCGTGCGCGTGGAGTTATCCTAGATGCCATCTACAAAGAATCAAAGTTATCCAGTGGTATTCTTGATGCTAGCGTTTATTGTTTGATGGAAGTTGATGCTCAAACCTTTCCCAAATTGGCCAGTGCCATTATGGAAGGCAAACTCAAGGCTGTGAGCATGGGTGCTGACGTAGAAGGCACTCAGTGCAGTGCTTGCGGCAAGTATGCAAGCAAACCCAGCGAATACTGTGTGCACATTCCCAGACTAAAGGGACGTACAGTAACAGTATACAAAGAAGGCAGCCGGTCAGAAAGCTTGGTATTTGAAAGTTGCATCAAACCTAACTTTTTTGAATTGAGCTTTGTATTTGATCCAGCTGATGAAAGCGCCTGGGTTACAGACAAGAGGCGTTACTAATGGAATTGGTAGTGCACGATAACTTAAAGATAGCATTAGAATTGATGCGGTTGCCAAGTTTTTCACAACCAGTTGACAATTGCCCAAATTGTGGTGTATCTAGTTTTTCAATGAAAAATGATGGTATATGTCAGAACCGTACAACTTGTGGTTATATTGATCCTCAAGTTGAAGCTGATATGGCTGCCTGGCAACAGGCTACAATGATCCAACAACAAATTAAAGCAGAAGAAAACCAAAACCTTGGCAAACCAAAAGCTAAAGAGAAGAAGAAGAAGAAGACTACCAAAGAGGCTGCTCAACAAAGTCCAGCTGTAACAATTCAAAAGTATGATGATTCTTTAAAAAATCCTGAAGCAAAAAGATGTAAAATGTGTGGTGGAAAGAGTATAGTAGATGGTAATTGTACTACAAGAATGCCAGACGGTGGCCTTTGTGCAGGAACAAAAGCTATATTTGATATAGAACAACCAGAATTTACTGGTATTGATGGAAAAGCTTTAAAAATTAAAGGCCCCAATATCAGGCCAACTTTTACTGTTTGGAACAGTGGAGCAAAGAAAAAAATAGAAGCTTCAAAGAATATCTTAGATTTAAAAATCTCACTAGCAATAGATCCCAGGGCTGTACCGCCAGGAACTATGTTAGACAACAGCATTGTTGTAGCAGATGAACCTACTACAAGAGCGCAAGAAATGTTAGAGATCGATGCACAGATGCTTGCAAAGCAAAAGCTTGATGCATCAATGCAACAAGATTCATCTAACACTGATACAGAAACAACCAATAGCGAGGAGCTACCATGAGTCGTTTTGATGACGAATTAATCAAGCAAGCTGAGAATGCCTACGAACTTCGTGTTGGTCCAGGTGCTGTTCAAACACCCCGACAGATTCCCCACATTCAAAATATTCAACCCTATGCTGATGCTTTGGTCCCAGCAGAAACTGGCATTAGCAATCAAATGAATTTGACCAGTGCTGATCGCCCTGTTACCAGGATGCTTGATGTTCGTGACCTTGACGCCGCTGATCCAGCTGGTGGAAAGCCTGGTGAAATTGTTGGTATGCCTGGCATGAGCAACGTATATGCTTTGGGTGGACCAGACCCAGTTATTCAACCGGGCGCTCTTGTTCCCAGCACTGGTTTTGGTGGTAACATTGATGGCCTACCAAAAGGCAGTCTTGGCCCTATTGAAAAGGCTGCTAGCATAGACCCAATCGATGAAAGTTTGTACAACGTTTACAAGGCTAGTCGTGAAATCCGCGATGCAATTGCTAGTGAAATTGATTTTGATTTTGGTAATTTGATTACTGCTAGCAATGAAGCATCTACAGTAATGCGTTTTGCTAGTGCTGACAATGAAATCAATGAAATTATTGGCACCGTTGCCAGCATTGCACTTGACATTGAAAATGACCTTATTGAAACTGGTGATTTTAAGCAGGCTAGCGCCGACCTTGAATCATTGGAAAGCTTGCTTGATGATGTTAACAAGTACGCTAAAAAGAATGACAAAAAGAAGAAGGGCATGCCACCTTGGCTAAAGAAAAAAGGTGAAGACGATGAAGACGATGAAGACGATGAAGACGATGAATGCAAGAATTGCAAAGGCAAGGGTTGCGACAAGTGCAAGGGCAAGAAAAAGAAGAAGGCCTCTGCTTACTACGCTACCAATGGTAATCAGGAGACTGGTGTCACAATTGACGTTCGTGATCTTGATGATCAAGCCGGGTTGTTTAGCCGTTTGAAAGTTATGACTCCTGACTTTACCACCAATCCTCTTGACGCTGAAGAAATCAATGCTGAAGATGCTGGTTACGTAAATTTTTACAATGATGGTTCTGAGACAGGTATCATACCTGGACAAGAGCCTCACAAGACGGAGGTATTCCCAATGGATGGCACTAACCCTGCTTATGTTCCCTATCAGAATGCTCTTGGCGCCGTAAAGGCCAGCCGTGAGCGTATCTTTGATTCTCTGCAAGTTGTAGAGCGTCTCGAGAAGCTTGGAATGGTCAGTAGTGATGACCGTGCCAAGCACCTCGCTAAATTCGAGCAGATGTCCGATTCTAAGCTTGCTGGTTTTAAAGCTAGTTTGGACATGCTTGAAGAATCTGGGGCTCGTCAACCCCGGAGCCAGAAATTGGCAAGTGGTTCTAGCCGCCTGCCAGAAATGGGTCGGTTGACAACGGCCTCAACAGTTAATCGTCAGCAGCTTTCCGCTGATGACTGGCTGATGACACTTTAACCCCTACCTAAGGAGAAAGAAACATGCTGCAACTTAATAGCGTAGCCAACGTTGGGGTACACCGTACGTGCACCCCATTGTACGAAAAGTACGAGGCTACACCATACAACACATTCCTGGACCCCAGTGACACGACTAATATCTATTCAGGTATGGTCATGTACCGCACTGGCCCTGACACTGTTGCCAATGCTGGTACAGCTGCGTCTACAGCCGGTGCAAAGCCTTTTGGCCTCAGCTGCTTGGACCGCAATCCCAACATTGATGATGTAACTCAAGTTGGTATCAACTCTTGGGCTGTTTGGCTTGGAGGAAGCAATGCTTTCTTTACACTGACTGCTCCTGCCTTTGACACCACTCAGAGCTACACAGTGCAAACCAATGGAACACGTACATTGCTGTACACCGCCAGTGGTACTGGTCAGGTAACTGCAGTTGCTGGTGCTTCCACCACACTTGCTTCAGTTCCTGTCGCTGAGCTGATTGATGTTATCAGCCCAACACAAATTGTTGTCCGCCTTGTTCCATTTGGCGCTACAGCCTAACCCTGAAAGGTAAATAAACATGAGTAACATTTTTCCTAATGGCGCTGTAGCCGATCACCTGGCTCCACGCGTTGCAAAGAAGTCTGATGATTACGTTGCTGGAATCGTAGAGGCTCAAGAGCGTCTCGCTTCGGCTACTGGTCGTAAGACTGCTTCCCGTGATGAGAAGCAACGCCGCCTCGCCGGTATCCTTGCTGACAAAGACAACTACATGGTCCGTCTGGGTCAGGGTATGATTGGTCCAATCCAACTGAAGCTTCGTTACCAGGGTATGACCCGTAACGTGCTGCTGGAAGACCCATTGACCCCTGGTGTGCCAGTCATGTACGACGTACTTGACGAATACGGCCAGGCCTATATTCTTTCTGGTAACGAAGGTGAAGTCCGTGTGACCCCCTTCGAAGGTAAGAAGGTTCCAGTACGTTTGTTCCGTATTGCCACCTTCCCTCAGATCAAGAAGGAAGACCTCTGGTACCTGCGTGTTAACATCGTTGAATACGCTCAGGACATGAGCAAGCAAGCTATCATGATGCAGGAAGACGCTCGTCTTATCACTGTGCTTGAGGCTGCTATCAACAACTACGCTGTTGACCCTAACCACGTTGTTAGCCCCAACCACATCGTCAACGAGTTGTCGGGTTACATCACCCCAGACTCAATGTACGACCTGGTTGCCCTGATTGAAGTACACCAGTTGGAGGCCAGTCGTCTTTTGTTCAACCCAATTGACTACCGTGACCTTTACAAGTGGGACATCAACCAGACCGGTTGGGCCTTCAAGGACCGTGTTGTTGCCGGTGAGCGTATCGTTCAATTCGGTGGCTTCCAGGTTCAGCGTTCGATCGAAGTACCTCAGGGTACTGTTTACATGACCCCAAGCCCCGAGTTCCTCGGTGTCTTCCCAGTCATGTACTCGCTCGACGTCGAAGAGAACCACACCCCTGAGAAGTTCCACAAGGGTTGGGTCATGGACGAGCTCGTTTCCGAGATTGTTCTTAACCCCCGTGGTTTGGGCAAGATCGTTAAGGCCTAGTCTTAACCCCCGCAGTGAGTGGGGTCTAGGTCTTTTCCTAGGCCCCACTCAGTTGTAAAAAATGTATTAAAAGCAATTCTAGAATTCCTAGATTTGTTAGGGCAAATAGCCCCTTGAAACAAGGAGAATTAAAATGGCAAGAACAGTATCTCGTAGTGTTGATAACGGAGAATCGACTCCAGTCCCAGTGGTTGCTCTAGATGGTTTCATCGAAGAGCACAAGGCTGACCCTGCAGACCTGAGTGCAGCAAGGATCCCAACGGCTCCAGCAGCATTCACAGGAATGAAGGAAGTTCAGACTGCTGACTGGATTGAGAACCTTATGACCAGTGCAACAGTATTCTCAAGCCCCAAAGGTAGCTTCAAGCTAGCTTCCGCAGGTATCCACGGTAGCATCCAGCCAATTGCGGCTGAGATCCGACAGGATCCATATGTACTGAGAGCAGTACAACGTGGTCGAATTGCCTTCATCACTGAAGAAAAGGCCATGGAAAAGATCGCTACTCTTGCAGATGAAAGCAGTACAAGTGAAACCCACA